CTTAGTAATGTTGGCGTTCTCGCCATCTTTGTTTCGATTTACTGATCCTTCAAGAAACGGAGCAAACTTATCAACCTGACCAGACTGCCCCATTAAGTAAGCGGCTTCTACATTTTCTGTATTCTTAAGACCAATAGAAATGCCTAGCTTCTCACGCTCTCGACGGTTGCGCTCTTGCATCATGTTCAGCTTTGTCGCTGTCACATACTGCGCACCCTGAGACATAATGAAGTTAGTATAAAGAGTAGGCTGTCCATTCTCCTCTGAGGCAGATGCCATTTCTTGCAGATAGTTATTCATCTGCTGTTCATACTTCTCAGGAGAGTATGGATCGTTCTCAAACTTTAGAGCAAGCTCACCAGCCTTTTCTTTTATTTCGTTCTCAATCTCTTGCTGGAATCTGTCATTGATTACACGAGTGTAGGCCTCTGCGCCAACGCGCCCCATAAATCTAGATTCACCAACCCAGTCTAAAGCTTCTGGCTTTCCAGTCTTTGGATTAATAGATGTAATTTTTGAGGAAACTACAGCTTGAGCCATCTTTTCGCCTTGGCGTTCTGACTCTTTTCCCATTTCTTTAATTGCTAAACTTGTTAGCTTTTGTGTTGCATCAGCAATTCGAGAATACTTTTCAGCTTCTCCAAGGTTCATACGCACAACACCCACTGGCCCCGCGCTTTCTACTCGCCGCTTTTCTCTAATTACTGGCATTATACATCTACTCCATCACTGCTTGTCTTTGCCTTAACTAAGGAAGGCCCAAGGTTCTGAGCAATATCAGCTAGGTTTGTAAACAGGTTTGCTGTTGCTTGAGTTCTCATACCTGCCGCTGTATTTTGCCCATAGGTATAAGCAACGGCAGCTTGTGTAGCATACTTAGCCGAAAGTATTTCAGATTTGCGATCAATCTCCGCAATGTCAGCAGCCGCAATGTCTTGGTTACGTTTTAAGAACGCATCGACTGATCTATCATCACGCTCCATCTTTCCAAACATTGCTAAGTTAGCAGACTCAGATTGAGTAAGCTCTTCTCGTCGCCTGTTGGCTGCGCCAATAGCCTGAGCTTTAGCTAAGAACAACTCGTTAACAAATTGACGACCTTCTAGTTTGCCAACCTTTTCAGCTTTTTCAGCAGCAGCTTTTTGGTAGTCGTAACTCTTCTTTGCGCCAAAAAGACTTAATCCAAATGTTGCTATTTCAAGTGGGCCAATAGGCATTAGAACGATACCTCCGCTACTATACCGTTTACTTGCAAGCTTAACGGTGCGGTTTGTGTAAGGGTGACTTGTGGATCGCGGCTATAGCCAAGCAATCTAAACTCTTTGTTTCCGTTGAACGGCGTTCTCTGTTGGCTAAAATCGCTATTGGTTCTGCGAATGATTAGCTTAGTGCCATTCACTGAGGCTGAGAGGGTGTCAGTTAAATTAACAATCACGCTGCCAAGCGTTCTTTCTCTGCCAGTCTCAGGGCCAATTGCAGTGTTTAGATCAATTGGGTTTGTCTTCAACTCAACATCAAAAGCAAAGCCAGCCTCACAAGAAGTTAACGCAGCGTCAACTGCGGATACATCTAAGTTGCCACTGGCAACGGTAAAGGTGCCAAGATAGTCAGAGCCATTAATAACATCTAGCACAGCACCATCTTCAAAGAAGTTTGAAACATCAAACACGCCAGCAGTACCAGTATATGTATCTGAGCAGTCTACATTGCTATCCTCATCCAACTGACAAAGCACATAGCTATTAGTGCCACTGCCCATATCTACTTTTAATATTGCAAAGAGATGGTCGGCAACAGAAGTAATAGAGTGAAACTCACCTGCCGTTTCAAACTTAGTCCAACCTGCAATGTTCTCAACACGATTCAGGTTGTAAGTAACAAGCGAACCATCCTGATTTAAAAAGAATACAGCAGCATCAGATGCACCCACTTCACTGATAGTAACCGCAGACTGAATGGGGTTGTTAATCAAATGAGAGGATAGCAATGAGATAGGGTCAGCTTTGTACGCATCTTCTGAGTCGCTATAGATAAACTGACGAACCGTACTGCCACCAAATTGAGTAAACAGCGTGGCACCATAGAACGGTTGGGGTCTGGCAAAGCTACTGCCAAAGGACGTTTGCCGCTTAACCACAGCATTCGTTGGCGTAATAGCTTGGTTCTGGAATGTTGGAATGTAGAACTCAGAACCAGCGGTAAAGATGTGAATGTCACGGTTAGATACAAAGTGACGAATCGTTGCTACCTCACCAATACTCATAACAAGCTCAATGCTGTCATTGTCTTGGGCTGTGCCAATATCAAAGTTATAATATAGACCAGACTTACTTGCCCATACTGTATCAGGCTGAGAAGTGGTTCCACCAAACCACAATCTGTTTTCATGGAATCCAACGGCAGCAGGGAAACCTCTTAGCTCAGAGTATGACTGCTCATACCATTGCTCGGTTGCTGCGTGAGTAACAATCTCAATGTTTCCACCGCCATCTTCTGTTGTGTTTGCGGCTGCACCCGCAGTAACCTCAAAGATATTTTCGTCAACAATAGCAGTAATTAAGCGAGAACCGTTAATCTGACTAGCGTTAATGCCACCCACTGTAGTGGCATTCCTAATCGTAATGCTGTCACCAACAGCCATACCGTGATTGATTTGCGTAATCTTAATGTCAGAAGAACCATCAACAGTACGAATGGCATCAGGATCAAGTGAAGCAAACAATTCATCAGTCACCGTTGCACTTGCAGTTGTGCTATTAGTAACTGAATTAATGGTTATCTCTGAGCCATGATAGTAAAGCTTAACGCCATTATGCTTGCCTGTTGTGTCAAAGTAAGCAGCACTTGTTGTCAGAGTAATGCTGCCTGTTGTGCCAGACGGATCAAGGGTAACACCGCTTGCTTGGAACTGATAGTAGGGCTGATATGTCTTTGCCCCACCCGCTCGAATCTGAAACTCAAACGGCTGAACTTCAAAACTACTTAGACCTGTACGCACAATCTGTTGGCACTGAAACGTAGGATGGCACAGGAAAAGAATGTCACCACCTTGTGCATAGGTAACTTCATGCAAGTATTCCTCAGTCCAAGGAACGGTCGCTCCATTAATATCTGTCGTTACACTAGCAACACTGCTTACAACACCAGTCTCAGGGTGAATGAAAAAGAACTCTGCTTTACCATCACTTAGCGCAGTGACATACTGCTCATCGTCTGAGAAGTTGAATGGAATAATTCTTACTTGCTGCGTAATGCTTGTATCTTCTGTCACGCTAGTAAAGTCGTGCAGAATCTTAAATCCACCACGTTTCTGAACGCCGCCTTCTGACATAAGAAAGAAGTTCTTAACGCTTTGCGCAGAGGAATTGTAAATAGCTGAATCCGTCCTTGATGACAGGGACGGACTAATCTCACCATACTGAAAGTTTGTCAGTGGGATTCTGGCTTTCTGCATTAGCTTCTCCTATTAGTAATAAATCGAGAAGTAATAAGCTTCCGTGTGCTTTGCTGTTGTGAATCAATAGATCGTGCTTTTGCCAAAGCGATATTGTACTGTTGATTCATTAAGTTTGCTAAACCTTGGTCACGAGCAATAGCTGTCGAGAACACAGTTGCCATTGCATATTCTACACATACTGAGAAGTAAGAAGGCCAGTCTTGCTCTTCTGCGCGGTAGGTGTAGTCAATAATTAGTTGGTCTTGTGGGCCAGCGTCACAATAAATCTTGTCGCCGTAAATGTCATATTCAATCTGAAAGTCGTTTACTGTCACTGCGTGAACAAACAAATATCCAGATGGCAGTTGATAAGCTGCATCAAACCGACCAGTTGGTGCATCGCTTAATCTGTTGAGGATAGCTTGGTTTGTTGAAAAACGCCAGCGTGTAGATGTTAAGTTGGAACGAGCAATGTCTTCATACATGTTGCTCGAAACTAGGCCTTCTGTAGTATCATCCTCAAACGAAGTAATTGGCTCTGCGCCAATCAGGATCAAAGCCCTACTACAAATATCAATGCCACTGTTTGCTGCCGTACTTGCCATATCAACCTCTTAGATGAATGGGGGCCGAAGCCCCCACCATATTAGTTGTTGTCTAGAACTTCATAGATGCCGTTATCGTCGATAGCGACTGAACCCATTGACATCATTGATGTTGCTAGGTGTGCAACTTTCTGTGGTACATAGTTAACTTCTGTCTGTACGTCAGAGTTAATGCCGATACCAACCGCAGTTGTGTGGTACGCAAAGTTCTTACCACCAGCTACAGCAGACGTTGAGAAAATCTTGAAGCCCAAGAACTCTTTCATTGTCATGCCGCCAGCAAACGGTAGGTTTTGCGGGCCAACAAAGTCTGATGATGCAAACTCGTTGATGTTGAACAAGTCAGCAAAGCCAGCAGGTGACATTGCTAGGTAACGCTGCCCATCTTCTGGAATGTCAGCAGTACCAAATGTTTCAAACAATGTTAGCAAGTCTGCTTTACCCAATGCGCCAGATGTATCAGCGATTGCAGTAGCGTTTGCACCTGCGTCCATTGCAGCAACAATCAATGCGTCTGTTTGGCGACCTAGAGCCGCAGCCGCAGACTGAGCGACAGCTTGACGTTCATTGATGTTGATTTTCAATTCGTCAAGTTTGTCGATGTATTCTGCTGCATAGTAGTCAGACATTGTTGCTTCAACATTGGTGTGCGCTAGTTCCATTGTGGTCACATCACCGTTGCGTGTTTTAGTAGAAGCGGCACCTGTGCCGATCTTCTGGAATCGAGCTGTTGAGCCTGTCACATTCGTCGAACGAATGGTGTTCCGTAGCTTGGAACCCATACGCTGGTACGCCATGTGAACCTCAGTCTCAAACTGCTTGATGAAGGCTTGGTCAATTGTATTAGCCATTTTAACAGTCCTTGTTTGAGTTTCCTGATTGCCACGGGTATCCGCGCTCTCATCTCAATTCGGGTATCCTGTTAAGGGCCGATCAATGCACTACGGGCCGCAATGACCTATCCGTAACACTATTTTCTATTAAAATGCAACGCACAAATTCAACATAGCGATCATCTTCTGTTATGCCACAGGGTTCAAAGCCAAGCCATACAGCCCAATTTAACATATGCTCAAAGCTAGAGAAGACCGTCATTGTCATTACTGGATGCACTTCATCAAACATTCTAAGCATTGCTTTAGACATTTTAGCAGTTAGAACTACGTTCTTTGCTAGGTTGTCGGCAAACATACAGAACATCTGTGGTGACTCACCACCAAACCAAAGGCCACCAACAAATGTTATATCGCCATCTTGATTGCGACAGACGTAAGCCTCTGAATTTTTGTACATTTCTGTAAGGCAATGATGTGGACTTTCGTATCCAAGCTCAATCATTTCCTTTGCATTATAAGGATGCACACACTCATAGAACTCTTCTATGTGGTAATGTTGCATGGGGGTCAGATAAGCCAACCCCCTTTTGATTACTTTAGCTTCTTGTAAACTTTTGCCAACCATCATCAACCTGCTTTACATAATCCATGTCTCTACGCGCTGGATTCCAGTAGCGTTCATCTTGCATCATGCTTCGCAAGCTTTCTTCTGTAATCTGGTCAACAGGTGTTGATTCGCCATTTACTGATGCACCTTTGACTTGATCCATAATGAACTCAAGTGCCATTAAGCCATCGGCTGTTTCTGTCAAGCGTTCAATAGAAGCTATGTGTTCCTCTGGAAAGAACTTGTTTGAGAATAATGCAGCCGCTTCTATTCGCGCATTTGCATTGTCACCAAGCTTACCTATCTCTGCTTCCATGTCTGGCACATCAGCATTCATTGAGCTAATTACCATCTCAATGCCTTTAGAGAACTCGTCTTGGCTAAAGCCATTCTCGTATGCAAGCTCTGCCCACCATTTAACAAGATCGCTGTCTACGGCTTCGCCTTCGTCAACAAAGTCTGGCAGTTGATAATCACCCGCTGAT